TAATGTGTGCTGGCAAAAACGCTGAAACCATTGATTGATCTTCGGCATAAGGTCCAAGTGTTAGACGAGTAATCGTATCTGCAGATCCTGGGCTAAAGATTCCAACGATATTAGAAAATGTCTTGATCGATACGCCTGATAATGGACCTGCAAATGTAGGAAGTAGAGAATCTGGGTTCAAAGATGGTGTTAACATCTTAACCTTTGCACCAAATTCCACTGGAAATGGCACCTTAAACTCTGCTGGTACGCCTAATGCTTGCATTACACCTTGAACAACACGGTAAACCTGTGTCATTCCTGGGTAAACAAAGTATGGTTCACCCTTATCGTCTTCTTGAATCCAGCCAGAGTGTGTAATTCCCTCGTATGTAAGGCTTGCCTTGACGATTGCTTCTGGATTGTACTTAACAACACGTGTAATACGTCGTGCAAAATCCTCAGATGCACGGTAGAAACGTGCAAAGTTACGGATTGAGAAAGCCATCTGGCTCTGCACCATTGGATTATCCACATACGCTAGTGTTTGTAGACGTGCACGATCTTCTACGATCTCTGCAAGTCTACGTTCTGCGTTATCTGTAGCCTTTGCAATAGCCTTTGTATTTGCAGGGTCAATACCACGAGTAAATGAATCGATGAATGCCTTCTCATAGCCAGTATCTTCCAACTGTTTACGGAACTGAATCATATTGTAGAGAACAATAGGTTCACGTGACATACGTGCATTGGATTCACCAAGCCACTTGTAGCCTAGTTCCATAATAGATGCTGTGTAGTTACCTGTTTCAGAAATGGCAATCAACTTAGGGCCATTAATGTAGTCAGGAACATCAGCACGGTTAGTTGGTAGGTCATCTAAGGTAAGTTTGCCAGAGATAAAGTATCTTCCACGCACTGGATCATAAGAACGGAATTGATTAAGCAAATCGGTGTTAATAGTAGTACCGTCTTGCTTGACCATTATCTGCTTGACTGCTTCGTAAATGTTTTCTGCGTGGCCTTGTTCATCTGTTTCATAGTCTTTCCAACGAAAACGCTTAGAAACCTCTGGGTTATTCTTAAGCCACTCACGTGCAGATGCAATAGCAACCTTTGGATTATCAAGGTTTGCTAGGACTGAAGTAGCAATCTCATCATTGGCATAGTAGCCAATACGAAGAAGCCAACTTGTTTTTGCTGAATCATCTGCAAATGGGTCTATACGACCAAATTCTTTTTTAACTCTAGCCTTTTTTAATTCTTTAGGTATGGCTACCTCAAGGGCTGCAACACGAGTACCACTTTGCTTCTGATAAGCAATTGATCGCTCTGTGTAATCAAGTCCAGCGTTAAGATTCTTACCACCTTCAACTACATCTTCAAGAGCATTATCAAGATTGCCAAACTTAATCTGCTTTGCAAGGATTGCAGTGTCACGCTCAATCATTTTACCAAGACCAATAGCCTTGTAGAAGCGATTCATCTTACCTTCGCCAAGAGCCTGAGCGTATAGTTCACGAATCTCTTCGATATCTCCACCGCGTTCACGAATCTCTGCTGCTTTTTGTCCATACTTTTGAGATTCGTTCTTATTAACCATACGCAAAATTACACCCAGCGGATCTTCAGCGCGACCTTCCCACTTAGTCAAACCCTTTGTAGGCTGTAGGAATGTACGAGAACGTGTTGATAGGTGCTTTGCTACTGGGATACCCCAAGGGTTCTTACCAATAGCAAGGTTAACCATTAAATCTTCTGTTGCATTACGTAGCGCGTAACGTGGTCCTGCAAGAGTAAGGAATACCCAAGCAGATGTTGTCCATTCTACAAATTCTGAGTGTGAAAAACCCATTATCTTTTGAACAAGTGTGTTCTTAGCAGCAAGACGATCGATGTCTATAAGACTTGGCGCAGATACCCACGATGATAGGTCAGTTGCAACGAGTGCAATAGATTCATCAGATCCTGCTGGTACAGATGGGTTACGTCCATTTACCTCAAGAGCAAATGATGGCTTCTGCTTGCCAGTTGCAAGACGTTCAACATTTTGACCAGTCTTGCCAAGGTTAATACCACGGAAGTCTGCAATAGTTCCCCAGATTCCAGAGTACATAGCCTTGCGTGTACCTTCATCAGCATTATCAAATGCCTGAGCAAACAACTTAGAGTCACGCTGTGGCATAACCAAACGTGCTAGTCGATATATCTGTACATCTGCATCTTTTGCTAGTACATCTAAACCTTCCATAGCAGCGTATGGGATAGGAGTAAACTTCTGCTTAAACTTATCAATCCGCTTTGCGACCATTGCTGTTGAAAAGTATGCAGCATCTTTAGGATTAGCATTAGCCTTAAGATTTGCAACAATTGTCTCTCTATTGTCAATAATTGCTTTAGAAATTCCATCATCTGTTGCTGGTAGACCAAAGAATGTATCTTCTACAAAATTAGGACCAATACGATCAATGTCAAATACCTTATTGGCTGTAGTTACAAAACCAATGCGTGCTTTGCGCTGAGCGTTAAGTGTAGGCATCAGTACGCGACGGCGACCAATCTGACCAGACATCATCTCATCAGTCTGTTTGGTGTTCTTAAAGAAAGCCTTAGCACTAAGTGCATCTGTAATAGGAATAGCGTTATCAGATGTGTTTAGAAAAGACTTAATAACTACTGGACCAAACTCTGGAGCCAATACTTTCATCTGATTAAGATAGGCAACCTGCTCTGCAGTATTTTTGGTTTCTTTTGCTTTAGAAAAACCTGAAAGCAAACTACCATATTGATCCCAGAATGCAACGTTGTTGCCTTTAGAAAAGTAGTTATCTACATTTTTAGCAGATCCAGTAATTACATCCAGTGCATAGTTACTAACATCTATCAAACGCTTTGCTTTGCCAGCAAGTAGTAGCGGATCTGCAAAGATTCGGTAAGCAGCATCAACAGTTCCAGATACAGCCTTGTATGCAAGACCGTTCTTGACTAGATCACCAGGTGTGATTGCATCAATAAGGTTTGCAACAAAGCGACCTGGAGAATACTTAGCAGCATTAACCTCTGCTAAAGCATCATTAAAGTTTGCTTGTTCTGCACTAACAATTTCTTCAGTTGCACCACGTTGTGTGCCCTGAGTATTTTGTGCAAGACGAATATAAGGAAGTTCATCAGGTGATGCCTGTGCTGCATATGCAAAGATGTCTTCACCAGCAGCAAGTTTCATTGCTACTCGTACTTGTGCATCGCCATACTTAGACTTAACCTTGTTAATGCGATCATTACTAAATACTTTGTCGCCTTTATCGTTGGCAATATCCCAAGCGTTACCCGCACCTACTAAAGGTACGCCTTGATCTAAAGCAATAAGACCTGTACGTGCTACACGTGTAGAAAAATCTGAAACATTCTGTAAGCCAGCAAGTGTCTTACCAAAGCCAGCAGCAACTGCTCCACCTGTATAGTTCCAAGCAGTACCTAGCCAACCACGATTGGGCTTGCTTATCGGGTCCTCAGTACCATACTTGGCAATAAGATCTGCCTGTTGTGCTGGTGTGTACTTAGTAGTAAACACTTTATTAGCCACATTAGAAGGCAGGTTAGAAAGTTGTCTGTGTGCAGATTGTGCTTTACCAAAGGACTCAATTACTTTGAGTTCCTTCTCAGAAAGACCTGCTGCTGCTGCGGCTGCTTTTAGATTGTCAGCCATTAATTTCCTTTTGCTAAAGCATCCTGATAAAGGATAATAATTTCGCCTGTGGTGTCATATGGAATCATCTTTGCCAATGTGTCAGATAACTTTGCTTGTGCAAATTGTGATTGCATACCCAAAGCCTCTGGACCTGCTCCAGGTCCTAGAGCAATGCCAGTTGTAATTGGCTCACCTGGACGTTGTGATGGCGCAAATAGTGGTGTTATTTCGCCTTGTGGCATAGCAGAACGTGCTGCAGCCTGAACTTGACCTGTAGGTAATCCGCGAACATCTGGTGTTCTAGCGGTAGGTGCTCCTGCTATTTGTTCTGCCATAGCCTTACGGTCACCGTAATTTTGTGATGGTGGTAAATCTTCACGTACAGAGAACTTACCTGGACCTGATACACCTCTGATTGGGTTATCTGCCATCGGTTTCCTCCTGTATCTTTTCTAAATCATTTGTAAATTGCTCCCAAGCCTTATTGACTTTGGAGTTTCTATTAGCATTATAGATTGCTATTTCCATTATTTCTTCTGTAAAAGTCTGTACAGAACTTGCAAGATTATGTACAAGCCCTGCAACTGTAACTAAAAAGTCAGCGAAGTGTATTGGACGCGGAACATCATTATTATTATCCACGCCCAATACCTTTCGTTAATTAAAATAGATTAACCCTTTTTTACCGCGTTGCCGCGACGACCTGCTGGCATCATTGATGGTACTACCTTGCCTGGTCCTGCTGGCTTAGAAGTATCCTTTTTGCCTTCAACCGCCTTTGACATTGGTGCTGCTGCACGTGATCCTTTGTTCATATTTACACCCCCTCTTTATGCTGCCCCGCCAATGGCGGCTAGTAGGTTTGCTATATCTGGACGTTGAGCAGCAGCGGGTGCGCCTCCTGTTTGTTCTGGAGTTGGCTGCGAGGCAGGTGCAGGGAGTGCTCCCGCTGCTGAAACTTGAGGTGCACCCATCATCTCTGGTGCCATAGGTGGCATCTCTGGTGCAGGTTCTGGCGCAAATGCCTTACCAATAATTGTTTCTAATTGAAGACCCTTTTGACGGCCTTGGATAACTTCTGCAATACGTGTAATGATTTGAGATGGATCTTGACCTTGCGCTGCAAGGGCTGGTATTGCCTGAGCATACTGAGCAACAGCAACGCGCAAAGAGTCGCGCATTTCTTCAATGTCAACACGTTGTTCCTCCTGCGTTACGTTTAACTCCATTGGAATCTCACGACGTACATAGTCACGAGATACAAGTTTGTCTGAACGCATTTGTAGTAATGCAACGATTGCACGGTTAGGGTCCATACCAGACATAATTCCGTAGCGAACATCTACACCGTAGTTACCATCAATTTGCTTTGATGGGATGTACTTCATATTAAACGGAGTACCATCATCTACGCCCTTGATTTCCTTTGGCATAGAACCAAAGATCTTCTCATCTACTTCAAAGCAAAGAGAAGCAAGGTCTGTAAACATACGAGCAAACTGTGCTTGTGCTGACTTGATCTGTGTGTCAAAGCCTGCCTGTAGTGCTTGCACACCACGGCCTGTAACGATAGATGCATCGATGTTTCCTGAGCGAACCTCTGGATAACGAGAACCTAAACGTAGTTCACGCTCTAGTACACCTGACTCTTGGA